ATGAAAAAGAGTATCCTTTAGATTATATGATACGATTTGGTTTAGAAGTTATTAAAAATGCAACGAACCAAGAAATTGATTATTCAAAGGATGTAATTATGATTATAGACAATTGTGGCACGTTTAAACTTCTCGGTGAGGACTGCAAGAAATGGAATATAAACACAATAAAGGCAAAATTAATGAATCTATGGTTAAGGCTTTGGTAACCGATTCTTTATTCAGACAACGCATAGAGAAACCAAAGAAAGGAAAAGGATCTTATTCAAGAAAGGATAAATATAATAAAGGAGCTTATGGCTCCTTTTAATTTATCTAGAATATACCGAGGTAAATATGTGTAAAAATAATGAGCAAGAAGAGCTAGAAACACTAGACAATGAATAGCAATAGGATAATTCAGATTTAATTGAAAATGATTCTAATGAGCTTCTAGATGACGATAACGGCGATAATAAATATAACCCAGAAGTAACAGAAGATATAGAATTAAAGGAAGAATATAATGATTCAGAATATCATTACCACCATAAAATTGTTCCGCCTGAATACAACGATCAAGAATTTGATTCGTTATCTAAAACAGAACAAAATAAAATAGTTCGTAATAACATTATTAGTGTTATTGCTTTCTTTATATTTTTTCTGATTATTTTTTAGATAATTTTATAAAATGGTTTACATCCTCATTTGGTTATGTTATTATATGAGATAATCCAAATGAGGATTTTTTATAAGGATAATTTATGAGAGGTTTATCAGAGTTACTAAACGAAATGACTCCACAAAGAATTCAGTTAAGCTATGGATATGTTAAAGAATATCAAGAAGATATTCTAAATAATATCGAAAAAGCAAAGTTGTTATCAGTTGAATCTAGGGATGTTGGATTTTATTCTTTAACAACTTCTAACGGTAATTATTACTTTCTATATAAAGATAGAATAATTTATTACTTTGTTCACTATAAAGAATTTCCAGGTTTCAAAAATATTTCAAAAACACCATTTAGACAATGCCTGGTATGGAGAAATAAAGTTAATAGAACCGGTGCTACCGTCGGTTTTGCTAAAAAAGTATTTTGGGATATTTTATTCAAAAAATATAACGCAGTTATTTCAGATTCGCAACAGTCTAAAGAAGGCGAAGGTTTATGGGATAACTTAATTCAACAAGCATTTGAAAAAGGATATATAGTTAAGGTCCACAACACCAATGATAAATCGTTTAAAGAATATAAGTCATTTGACGATTTAGATAATGATAAAGATTCTCATTATGGTGATTCAAATTTTTACCAAAGATTTATCATTTCTATTGAGAAACCATAATTAAAATCTAAAGAAAAGGTCCAATTAAGGACCTTTATTTTCATGCATACTGTAATCTTTCTTGAAGTAATGCCATCTGATGTAAAATGTGATGGATATCAGTATTCTTTTCAAACCATTTAGTTAACTTATCAAAATATTTTTCAACCATTTCTTCAAACGGCAATTCCGATACTTTAACATGCCATCTAACTGAAATATCTTCAGCCATATCGTTAATCATAATATTCCAATAATCTTCATTTTTCTTATTAAGAATATGAACTTTTACTTCAATGTTATTATTTGTCTTACGGATGTTTCCGTAAGTTTCTAATTCTTTCTTTAAATCTTCTAAATTCATTTCTAACACCTTTAGAAGGACTGATTAAATCAGTCCTATGGATTATGCAGAACAACTTTGACAATCCTCTAGATCTCTTTGTTTAAGCTTTCTAGAAAATTCCTGAGCAGCATTCACATTAAATTGATAATATAATGTTTTTACGCCAAGTTCTTCAGCAAGTAATGTCAGTTTACTAATTTCACCTCTAGAAGTTTCTTCAGTGAACATTAGATTAAGTGATTGACTTTGGTCAATATAAGCTTGACGTTGAGCTGCTTGTTGAATAATTTTTAGTTGGTTAATTTCAACAAATGTTTTAAACACATTCTTTTCATCTTGCGATAATTGAGACAAATGTTGAACAGATCCGCCATATAACAAAATTGATTCCCAAATTTCTGAAGTATTAATTCCTTTACTTTCTAGTAATTCCTCAAGATATGGATTTTTATAAATCTATTTAGTTTTTGCTAAATCTTTTACAAAATAATTTGCCTTAAACGGCTCAATTGATGGTGATACTTGACCAAGAATTGCTGAACTTGATTTAGTTGGTGCTAAAGCCATTAATGTAGCATTACGTCTGCCATATCCTTTAATCAATTCAGGTTCACCAAATAATTCAGCAAGTTCTTTAGATGCTTCTAGAGTTTTTTCTTGTAATAAAGAAAAGATTTCATCATTTAATCTAAATGCTTCTTGAGATTCAAACGGAATCATTTTGGATTGCAAATAACTATGCCAGCCTAAAACACCAATACCAATCGCTCTTTGATTTTTAGCAAAACGAACAGCTCTTTCTAGGTGTTTATATTTTTTAGCTTTATTAATAAATTCAGTCATTACTGAATCTAAAAAGTAAGTTAATACTTTTGGAGCATCAGTGTCTTTCCATTCATCATAATGTAATAAATTCATTGATGACAAACAACACACGAACGATTCTAAGTTATTGTTATTCAAAGCTATTTCGGCACATAAATTCTAATGATAAATTTGTAAGCTTTTATCAATATATACATCTGGTTTATTTTCATTTACATTATCGCGAAAAAACAAATATGGAATACCAGTTTCGCATCTACGTTTAATGATTTTACCCCAGATTTTGCGTTTCTGTTGGTCTCCAGCTTTCATTTCTTCTAGCCACTTACGACCAATACAAACACCATAATACATTACTTGAATTGGATTTTCATCCGATTGAATATCAAGCCATTCATCAATATCAGCATGTTCTACATCAATATAACCAGCAAATTGCCCGCGACGTGTAGTTCCTTGAGAAATTACATTAATAATAGTATCATATAATTTTGCAAAGTTAAATGTGCCATCTGATGTTCCGTTGTCTTTAATAACAGATCCTCTTGGTCTGATATGACCAAAATAACCAGATGCCCCACCACCTACTTTATTCATAACACCAACTTCTGAAGCAGTGTCCATAATTTCTTCAACGGAATCACCGATATAAGAACCAAAACAGCTAATAGGTAAACCACGGTCTAATCCATAATTTGCAAGAATCGGAGAAGCTAAGCTAAACCAACCTCTCTAGAAATAGTCATAAAATTTTTCTGAGAATCCAGAAATACCTAAACGTTTTTCTGCAGTATCTGCGATGAATTTAAACCGCTCTTTGGCGGTTTGTCCGTTTACTAAATATCCTTTTTCTAAAAATCTTTTCTAATCATTGTTCAACCAATAAAATGGCTCATATTGTCTTGTCATAGTTATTCCTTAATTAAACCAATCATCATCTACTTCTGAATCCGCACCACGTTTTGTATAATCAACAGATCGCTTGTTGAAAAAATCGTGTTCAACGGGTGCTAGCACTTCCACATCAAAAAACTCAGTAGGTTTTAATAATTCTTTATTTATTGGGTATTCGAAATTTACCCCTAACGTTGTTAAAGATTTATTGTATCTAGATTTCACGTATTCTTTAACTGAATCTTTTGGCATAAAGGATAAATCAGTGGTTTCATAAATCCAGTCAATGATATCCATTTCAGCTTTAAATGCATCTTTTGATAATTCTAATAAATCAGAATAAAATTCATCAGTAAATAATTCACGATTTTCGATATGTAAAATTTTGAAAATTTCTACACCAAAATTACCGTGAATTTCTTCTTCTTTAGCAGTTGCTTGAATTGCGTTAGATAATCCTTTAAATTGGTTTCTATATTTATTGAAGCTCATCATAATCACAAATTGACTGAATAATGAAATATGTTCAATAAACATGCTAAAAAGAATAATTGATAACACGAAATGTTGGTCATCTAAATTTTTATCTTTCATGAATTTTTGCATATAATTTACACGACCAATTAATGCAGGAATTTCATGAATTTTAGAGAAGTCATCATTGATACCAAGTAATTCTAAAATAGAACTGTAAGCATCTGCATGACGAACTTCAGATTCAGCAAATGTTACGCCAACAGCATCAACTTCCGGCTTCGGAAATTTATAATAAATGTCAGCCCAAAATCTTTTTACAGTAACTTCAATCTGCGAAATCGCTAACATACATCTGCGAATAACTTCGCGTTCTTCTTGATTTAAATTAACTTTATAATCCTGGATGTCTGGAGTATAGTTGTACTCACTATGTACCCAGTAGCTTTTTCTAATTGCATCTTTAAACCCAAGTAATTCTGGGTATTCATAAGGTTTAAATGCAAGTCTAGGTTCAAATAAATTTCTCATTATACCACCATTTCAAATTTCATCGTTGGGTGACAATTATAATTTTCAATTTCATAATCGTCTGGAATAGATTTTTCAATATCTTCTAATGTTTTAATATGATTCGCGATTTTTAGTGTTGGTAATTCTAAAGTATCGCGTTTTAATAATTCATTAAATTGTTCAATATGATTTTTGTAAATATGAACAGAACCTAATGAACCAATTAAATATCTAGGTTCTTTATTTGTAATTTTAGCAATAATTGATAACAACAACCCGTAGGAAGCTACATTATAATATAATCCACAACCAACATCTGTTGAACGTTGTGTCCACATCAGATCTAAATATTTACCATCAGCCGATATATTAAATTGGAATGAATAATGACAAGGGGGTAATGCCATTTTACGTAAATCATTTACTTGCCATGAATTAACAATAATTCTACGCGAATAAGGATCATTTTTAATTAAATCAATCGCTTCTTTTAATGGATCTGTTAATACAGCTCTAGAAATTTCTTGATTATCTTTTAGATATTTTTTTCTCCATTGGCCACCATAAATTGGGCCAAGTTCACCATTTTGATAACCTAATTCAACTGCTTGGTGTTCATAATTATCATCCCAAATAGTTCGTTTATTACTATTTTCACCATGTTGAATTTTTCTTAATTCATTTACATTTGTAGAACCTTTAATAAACCATAGTAACTCAGACACAATAGATCTCCATGGCATTTTTCTTAAAGTACCTAATGGAAATCCTTTTCTTAGATCGAATTTAATTGTATGGCCAAATGAATCAAGTGTATCTACACCGGTTCTGTTCTATTTTAATTCACCAAAATCTAAAACGGTTTTTACTAATTCTTTATATTGTTTCATAAATCTCTCTTAACATAATGATATAAGTTAACATTTTGGTCGATGTTTTTAATTTCAAGTAACTGATAATCTTTAACGAGTTCTTGTAAATCGGCAGGGCTAACCGTGATTAAATCACCCGTGGTGTTAAATTCAGTTTCAAAGATGGTAATATATAGATCTTGAATTTCATAATCATTTTGGGCCCTAGAATGATTACATTCAACACATTCTTCTGTGTGCTCATGGTCGCGATGGTCATGAAAATGAAATTGATTATCTATTAATTCCTTAATTAAACTAAACCCACCGATGATAGATACTAAACTGTTCTCTGGTAGATTTAACATTAATTCTTTAAAATCATCAATTGACTGAATTACCATATCAGGCTCATCGCCATTTTGAGCTTTGATTTTTAATTCCTTTGTGCTTAATACGTAATTAAGACGTTCTGGTAATTTGTTTGGGAATGATTTAAAAGTATTTGAACCCATTACAATAATAGATTTTTCAAAATCATCAGAACCAATTGTAGTTTTTTTAAATTCTTGGAGATCATTTTTATTTCTCCAAAGCATTTGGTGATTACCTTTTTTTCCAAACACAAATTCATCGCCATAACGATGTAACTAAAACACCTATTGAATTAACGCCATTTGTTTAACCCCTTAACTTTAATTTTTTCGTTATTAAGTAAAATAGCAACATAGATCGCAGCAATTAGATTTACGATAAAAATACCAATGCCACAATATAACGGAAGCCAGATATAAAATGAAGATAATACTAAAACGCCAGCTTCATTTAAAATTAATAATAAAATACTTATGAATAACCCTACTATAATCATTTTCACCTCATAAAATAAAAGCTATGTAACATTTAAAATATAATATTACATAGCTTAAATTAATAAACTTTTATTTTATATTAACCGTTTAATAAGGCTTCTAATTCATCGTCAGACACTGTATCAGTGCTACCCGATGTTGATTTAGATTCATATTCGGTCATTGCAGCATCAAAACTAGAATTACCAGAAATACTTTCTTCTAATTCAGCTGCAGCTGATTTCACTGTGCCATTTGTTTTTGATTGGAATTTTGCAGTTAATTCTTCAGCAGATTTAAATTTGTCAGGAGAAATATAATCCATGATGTTATACATTTGAGCAATTAATTCATTTGCATAAGCTTCATCATTAATATTTTCAATTTCAGACGCCGGGAGGAACTTCGAATCGTCGTAATTTGCGAATCCTGCCACTTTCTTGGCTTTAAGAACGAAATTACTACCAGTGAATACACATGTTACATCTTGGCCCGGTGTTCCTAATTCAGCGTCACCCGCTGCTTGAGCAATAATTTTATCCATAATTTTTTGGCCAAAGCTAAACACACGTACTTTGCCGGTGTTTTCTGGATTTGTTGGATCTTTCACAACAAGAATATTTGCATAATAACGGATTTTACGTTTTTGTTTTTTAGCAACTTCTTTATCTTGCTCAATACCAGAATTCCATAAAGAACCATTATGTTCACAAATAGGGCAAGGTAATCCAATTGTGCTTGGACAATTTTCAATAAACCATTTTCCGTTGGCCATTTTAAAGCCATGGGAATAAAGTTTTGCAAAAGGAACAGAGTCGGCGATGTTTGGATTTGCTGGCAAAAAACGGATAATTGCTTGACCGTTACCAGTTGCTGGGTCAGTTGATAAAGTCCATTCATGTTCTTTATTTGAATCAAATGAATTTTTTTGTGTTAATTTTTCAAGTTGCTCTTGAAGAGCGGAAGGATTTGCACGTTTAAATGTAGCCATTTTTATTTTCTCATATTATATTATACTATTTTTGATGTTGTACACAGAGCCCGCAACACCTCGGACGAATTAAAATTATATCAAATAAATTACTAATATAACTTTAATGATTCTTTAAGAATTTTAATAACTTCAAGTTTATCTATAACAAATAAATTTTTATATGCTTTAATTCTAACAGAATACTAATCCCAAATGAAATTCTTGGATTCATCTAACATCTCTATGATATTAAAATATGAATCTAATAGTATAAATGTTTCATACTAAATGGAATCATTCTGTAGCAATTTAAATATCATCGGTTCTTTATTGTCTTCTATCAAAAACAAGCTCTTAAACATTCTGCCTTTAGATTTACAAAATAAAATTAAGTTTTGTAAATCCTCTTTAAACAGAATACTTAAGTCATTAAATCGGCTCATATATTTACGGTAAAACATAATAGAATCTTGGTTTAACATATCGCCAATCCATTGATCTTGATTTGCTAATAGATTCACCATAAAAATTTTTTGTTGCTCAAAGATATCAAAACTCTTCTAAATCTTTTCGAAAAAATACTTGTCTTTTCTTTTTTCAAATGAATTTTGCTAGACCCGAATTTTCCACGAATATTTTACTGGATCATAACCTTTCTTAAAAGCGTTTACTAATATCAAATATAGTTTATAGCTCTAAAAAGAGTTTATGTAAATCGGATGCTCTGTTGGATGAATCATCTTTAATAACATTAAGTTTAACCGATTCCATTTTTAATCTGTTAATCAAAACTTCAGAAACTTGATCTTGAAAATCATGATAATCAATATCTTTATCTTCAAGCCAATCAATAATGGCCTCAAGCAATGTCTATTGATTATCTTTTGCTAATTTTTCAATTTCCAAAGAATTTTGTTCTTTAAGTGTTTGCTAAATTATTTCTTTCTTTTCACGCATTGTTAACTTGGTCATATAAGTCAATCAACTCATCAGTTTCGGCTTCGAATTCATCCTTCGATTGATTGAACATTAATTTTAGTAAAGCATTGAATTTTTTAGGTTCTAAACCTAATTCTTCTTTTGCACGTGTACGAATATCTTTAATAGAATCAGCATATAACTGAACTTTAGATTTAATTTCAACAGCTTCTTCAAGCATTTTCTTTAAATCTTCGCCGTGTACAGATACATTGAATTCAACTTTTTCTTTTTTTGTTCTAGCCATTTTATTGTTCCTTTGTTGTATTTAAATTAAAATTCTTGAATAGATTCTAATAGTTTAGTTAACTTATTACTTAATAAGTACTGATACATTTTAGATTTATTTCCCTTCGGAATAACTAATAATTCATTTTCAATTTTATCAGCTTGCTCTTTATGGATATTTGATAAATCAATTAATTTAACATTTTCATTTAATCTTTCATATAGATCTGTTGATAGTAATTTCGCAACTTCTGGAATTGAACCTGCTTTAATATAAAGATCTAATTCCGATTGTTTAATACTAGGAGCTCGTTTTTGTTCATTTAATTCAGATTGCCCCATGTTTTGATTATAATAAAAATCAGAAGGACATTTAACTGGTGATACAGAGTCTTTTTTATCTCCCTTTATAATTTTTGTAATCATATCACCAAATGCAGTTGTTTTTGGCTCAATTTGTTTACCATGAATAAACGAATATTGCTTTGTATATTTAGAATGTAATTGTGTAAAATCGCCATCAGAACTAACGATCATTGAATGGTATTCACCAGCATTTCCTTTTGTCGCAAGGTAACCAATAATATCATCTGCTTCTAAACCGGGAATATCAATTACTTGATAACAAAAATTTTCCTTTAAGTCTTGAATAAGTTCTTTTGAAGCAGAGAAAATCATTTCCCAATTTAATTTAGAATCTTCACGGCTTTTTGAACGATGCGCTTTATAAAATGGAGAAATAGTTCTTTTATAATACGGAATAGACGCATTATCGCAACAGATAATCACATTAGGGTATTTCTGTTTATATTTTTTAAGAACATCTTTTAATGAACCTAATACTACAGCTTTTACTTGAAATTTAGTTAACTCAGATTGTTCTTGTTCTGTCTTAAAAGACCCAGTAACAGCAGTAATAACTAATTGACTAAAATCAATTAATAACTTATTGTCATTACTTCCAAGTTGACTTTCTAAAATATTTTGTTTCTTAAATGGGTGCATTTTTATTTTTTACCTAACTAAAATAATAATAAATAATTTTAAAATTATACGTATAAATTTTAACTTTAACAGGATATATAAATGACCATCAAAAAACAGCTAAGAGCTACATACGGTTTAGATTAGGCTGGAGAAAAAATCATTAATGTTGGTATGCCCACAGAATTAACTGATGGCGTAAATATCCAATATTTTATTGACAACAACACAGTCCAGGAATACGATCCTACCCGCGGATATGATGAACATTTTATCATTTCGTATAAAAGAAAATTATATTCAGCAGCAAGAAAAATAACTAAACCTGCTGGCAATTTTGCTTTACAAGATTGGAATGAAATTCGTGTAGATACATTATGGCAAAGTTTTAATCATCAAAGTACATTTGAACTTTCACCAGAAGCTGGTTCACAAATTTTATATGATGTTCGTTTTGCGTAGAGATCCATTATTTTACCAACAGATCCAACACATGGTGACGCCGTATGGATTAAAGATAATTTCAATGCATTACCATATAATAAATTAACGGTTCATACAAGAAAATTCTAGTTATAGAATGGTACTTCAGAATTCAGCCCGACAGTTCCGGGTGAGATGAATATGTTTGTATGGGATGCAAATCAAAAATATTGGAGAATTTTTAGATTTATTTCTGAATCTACACAAGATGGAGTCAAAAGTACACCAAGATTTAACCAAAACGAAGTGATCCAAGTTGGTGTAAATCAAACGGTTGCGGTGAACTCTTTAGAGAAAAATCATGAAATCAAATTCCCGATTTTTGCAAATAACAACGAAAGAATTACTATTATCGACGAGCATCAAAATTTAGGATAGAATCCATTAAAAATTCATTGCTTTAATAATACATATAAAATCAATAATAAAACTGGTTTTTATATGTTAGATAAACCAGGTGTTACTACATTTATCTTTAAGAAATCTGATAATAATTGGCACCCGGTGTTCGAAGTAACTAATTCATGGAAAAAAATCTCTTAGAATTATAAAACAAAAGCATTTGAGAAATTACATTTACAACCTGCATAGAATATCGAAATTACATTACCTGATAATGCATAGCTAGGCGATGAGATTACATTAACAAATGCAACTGGTTATCAGTATCAAGTAACTATTATACCAACAGGTAATCACAAAATCGTCGGGGATATTAATCAATATTATAATAGAAAATATTCTCAATTAACAAAAGGCACTCCTGGGTTAACTAATAGATTCGTATTACCAAATAATGGTCAAGGTACTTTAGTTCAATTAACGTATCTTGAAGATAATAAATGGTATGTATAGGATTTTTAGACAAGAGTTGAACATGTTGATGAGACCGCAAGAGCAAGACCTGGCATTGCAAGTTTAGCTGATCAAAACGAAGTAAATAAAAATCATGAAAATAATCCACGCGATGACCAAATTATTACTCCGAAAACGTTAGCAAATAAAACATAGACAGAAACAAGACGCGGTATTTAGAGAATAGCTACATTAGATGAAGTAAATCTACCGACTTCTGGAAATCATTTACATGATGTAATCGTTACTCCTAAATAGTTGAATAACCGTCAAGCAACTGAAGAGATTCGTGGTTTAGCTGAAATCACTACTAATACTGAAGTAAAAGATAATAATAACGATACCCATATTATCACACCTAAGAAATTAGATCATAGACGAGCTACAGAAACACTTTCAGGTGTTGCCTTATTGGTTAATACAAATAATCCAAAAAGTGCATCTAGCAGATCTACAGAGGGCACTGGTGTATATAAACATCTAACAAATAATATTGATATCATTACGCCAAAATCATTATCGCAAGCGCAAGCTACAGAAACTTCTAAAGGGGTTGCATATATCAGTACACAATCAGAAGCAAACGAAGCAAAAGAAAACGCTTAGGATTCTGTAATTATTACACCTAAAAAATTAGCGAACAGAACAGCTCTTGAAAATAGAACCGGTGTTGCTAGAATGGTTAATAGAGCAGATAATGAACATAAGAAAAATATAAATGATTCATTACACTCTGAAGTGTTTATTACTCCAAAAGCATTAGCTGAACGCGAAGCAACAGAAGATTTATCTGGTATTGCATTTATAGCAACACAAAATGATGTAGACCAAGGTGAATTAGATACTAAAATTCTAACACCGAAAAAATTTAAAGCATATAATAAATATGACCATTTTATTACACAAACGAATTCTGGTATTGAACATTCCGGTAATATTTGGGATAAAGTTACATTTAACATCAGAGAATCTTCCGAAACTCAAAGAGGTACTTTAAGAACTGCTACCCAAGATGAATCAAATGTTAGAACAAGTCAAGCATCTGATTTGTTATATATTACTCCTAAAAAATTAAATGGACGTAGAGCAAAAGAAGATCTTGAGGGTATCGCAAGAATCGCGACTAACCAAGAAGTTGATGCAGGAACATTAAATGCTGAGCAATTTATTACTCCAGCAAAACTAACAAGATGGACCAGAGTTTCAGCAAATGCACAAGCAACAGAAGAAAATCGTGGGGTTGGTAAAGTTGCAAATATTCAAGAAGCTTGGGTAGGTAATCAAACAGTTGGATAGACTAAATCATATCAAGATTATTCTGACCAATATATTATCACACCAAGAAAACTTAATTATACTTTACAAAATTATTTACCATTAAAAGGTAAAGCATTTGACTAGGATAAACTTGATAATTTAGATTCTACACAGTTTTTAAGATCTGATGTTGATACAACAAGTACTGCTAAACTTACAGTTAATAAACAAACTAGAGTCGGTGCATTATTTTTAAATCCTATTGCTAATACAGAAACTGCATTAACTACAGATGTTATTAAAGATAAAACAGGTGGATTAATTTATCAAAATGGAACTAATTTTACATTTGATAATAATATCGAAAATGCTGACAAATTTATCTTTGATATAAATGGACAGAAAAAAGCTGAATTAACCAAAAACGGTGAATTCAAAACCACAACAACAGATACGACAAATGTAAATACACAAAATTTAAATGTTACAAATACAATGACATTTAAAAACCGTTAGTTCGATGATTACTTTGTTAAATCTGATGGCCATACAATGACAGGCGAATTAACTGTTAGAAAAAATGGTTCTGTAACTGTTGGTAATGCTGCTGTTAAAACAAATCTTAATAATCAAAATTGGGATTTAATTAATAACAACGGTTTTTAGATTAAACATAATAACCAAGATGTTTTAAGTTTTACTAATCAAGATGTTGCTACATTTAAATCTGCGGTGAAAGTTGGGAATACAGAAGTTATTGATTAGTCAGCTAAAATTGATTATCAAAGACTTAAAAATGTTCCACAAGCAAATATTACTCAATTTGGTGTTATTAAATTATAGAATGAATTAGATGATTCATCTGAGCAATTAGCACCTTAGATGAAAGTATTTGCAGATTTAAAAGCTATCGTTGACCAAAAAGCAGATACTGTTGGTTAGTCGTATAAAAACCTTAGAATTAAAGAATATCTTCAAATCGGGAATATTCGATTAATTCCGGACTACGCAAATAAAACAGTGAAATTTGTTTGGGCTGATACTTAGGAAGAAGCTGTATAATGAAAACATTATTTCAAATATCACAAATCGGAGTTCAAGGTAAAATAACCGAGAACTCCGGTTATAAAAAGAAAATTTATATTCAGAAAAATGAACAAAAATTCTCTACTATTATAAAAGATTTTAAAAATGGAGAATATGTAGATTCTTTACCTTTAATAGAATTTTACGGGAACGCAGGTTTTCTTTATGCAACAAAAATTAACTTATAGAATAATCAATAGAATTCATATGATTTTAAAATTAACTAGAATACATTTTTTCAAAATTTTAATCGTGTAATTAATGATTTAAATGATGATAATTATATTCTTTGTCTTTATTACGAAAAGAAAAAAGACGAATCATATCAGATTACGCAAGAATTATATGATTACTTGGTAAGTTTAGGGTAGAATTAGTTTTATCCAGTAAATTCAGAAATGAACCCATATTTTGGATTTTGCGGAATAATTCATAAAAGAAAATTTGTTGCTCAGTAGTGCAGCTTTATTCAAAATACATTTGATCTGGAATTATTGCTAAATACAAAAAATGATATAGGTTAGTCTGATTTTGGAAAAAATTTAATCCCAGATGATAAAGTTAATTTTTAGACTAGAAAAGAGCAAGAAATTATTTGCGAGTTCCCAACGCCTGATGCAAAATTTCTTCATTTATCTGGAATGATTAAAAAGAATATGAATGTATTATCTGGTCACCCGGACTAGATTTTTACAATTCAGTATCTAAACGAACAAAATACAGTTTTAAATTCCCATGATTGTCAAATGAAATCTGCTTATACTTTTTAGGATATAGAACTATATTAGCTAGTAAACAAATAGTCTAGAAAAGTTAGAGTAATAATGCAATGTAAAAACGCATTAACAGTCCCGGGAGATTTAGAAATAAGAAATCTACAGTTATTTGAATAGAATGGAAAATTTAATCATCAATCAACGGATGATAATTATAAAAATAATGATTTTTTAACGGCTATCTCGGAAGCAGGTATTCAGACAAATTAGTATAATGAGTCAATTGGTTTTAATCCTAGAAATTTTGAGGAATATAAACAAGAATATAATTCACAAATGAATTTATATAAAGGTAAATAGTTACCGGTTGTTGTAGAAGAACCTATTAAAATTTTTAATGAAATTATTGATAGCAATTCTTTAAGAACAGTTATTAAATAGACGAATAGACAACACCAGATTACATTACCTTAGGTAAACGTAAATTCACATTAGTCATATATATTTGGCGTATGGATTAACACAAAGAATAATTAGAATATTAAGTTATAGGTTTAGTGTTAGCAGAAAACAAGAACATTAGACGGGATTGATGTTATTAAAAATCAATAGATTTTACTTGATGAATCTGATATTACCAATCAAGATTATAGATTCTATTATGGATTTGTTTATCCGTATGGCTTAAGAAAATATTCAGCACAACAAACTAAAGATTTGTTGGCTAAAATAGATCAGTAGTTATCTGAAATTTAGGTAAATCATTCTAACGAATAGAAAAGAGGTATTATCTGTTTAGAAAAAACTGATTTTACATTTACTCCTACAATTAGTTTTACATAGGAATAGCAAGTTTCAGGAACTATTGTAATGCCAATCTTTAAGGAATTATAGATTGCATAGTTCAGAAGAGATTAGATAACAGCATTAAATCTTGAGGAGCGTACTTTCTAAAGATAAATAAATTTAAGGAGAATAATATATGACATTATATTTAGTATTATTAAGCTCATTACCGATATGGCCAATTCTAATTCAATTATTAATTATAGGCTATCAGATACTAGAGCATAGTTGCGAATATCGTGGGCATAGAAAATAGGTAAAATAGAATTAAAATGGAAAATGCTAACACTTAGATTTTATAGCAATTTCTCGATTTTTTCTAGACTACAAATAAATAGAATTTTTTCGTAAGAGTTGGATCTGTTTTTGTATTAATTCTTTAGGTGTTTTTGTATAATCAACAAGATGCATTAGTTTCAGTGTGGAGAGAATCTAGACTTGAGAATGTAGTAGAGAATATACACAAAAAAAGAGTTGAAGAATATCCAGCGACAGCAAAAGAACAAGTTCAAATTTAGTATTAGGTTATCAAGCCGGATATTGTTTTAGTTTATGAATATCACCCATTAGGAAAAAATAATTTCGCAAATGTTGTTGAATATGAAGGGGTACTACCAGAAAACACTACACCAGAATAGTTAAAAACAGTACCTATTAATAAATAGTAGAAAGAATATGTTGAGCATATTACTGGGAGAAATTATGAAGGTGATCCTCAAGATCGGGCACTATTAATTAAAAACTATCTTAATCAGAATGTTAAAAAAATGTATTAGTGCCCGATTTATAACTTAGATAATATATATTCAGGCCAGGTAACATACATTTGGTATAAAGATTCTGATATTTAGAAAATAAATAGCGAAACACTTGAAGCACAATGTACGTAGTCTGCTAGAATTTTAGGTCGTGCTAAATAAAGGGTAGAAATCTACCCTTTTATTATTTCAAAAATTCATCATATAATTTAATATCAAAACCGGGTTCATTACAGAATTGAATAATATTTTCATAAGGAACCCAAACTGAAATAGATGGATGATTATACTTATAATAATTAATACCTTTCGAAATCAAATCAATTAACCAAACTTCATCTTCATACAATACGAAAATTTCATTTTTATCAGATCGTTTAATTTTAATCTTTGAATCTAAATTAATTACTTTAAGTAACGATTCAATAGCCTGTTTATGTAATACTGGAATAAATGCGGAATTCATTTTTAATCCTTAAAGTCAGATAACAAATTAGTGTCGGTTTTATCAAATCGGAAGCATGTAATTCTAGGCAAGAATAATGAGTATTCTTCTTTATCTTTTGATTTAATAATACTATTACATTTTACAGTAACAATTTTACCAATTAACTCATTATTCATCGCGGCTTTATAAGCTCCGCTACGGTCCATTAAATCATCAGTATTTGAATCCTTAAACCCAGAACCAACTGATACTTTAATTAAACCATCATCAGATTCAACTAACAATGCACCAATTTTATTAGGTTGTTTTGAGTGTAATTCATATCCAACAATTTTTAAATCAACATCAAATTCATCTTTAAATTTAAATGCATCTTGGGATCGTTTATTAACCCATCGCATAAACTGGTTTTTTAAGATAATTCCTTCATACCCAGCTGCACGATATTTTTGGTATAAATCTTTTGTTTCTTGTAATGACTTAACGATATAATTATCCACTTTAATAATATTAAAATTATCAATTACATCATCAAGTTTATTAAAACGCTCAAAATACATTGTTGCATTTGATTCTTTTTGATATTCATCTAATTCAATAAAATCCCACACAACATATTGAAGATGTTTAGACTCTTCTGGAAGGATTGTTCCTTGAATAGATTTATTAACTATACCATTAGATAATTGACGTTCTTCTGGCGATGTAGAAAGTGAATTTTGACATTTATTTTCTGATGGATTATAAATGATTTCTCCGTCTAATACAAAATTACCAGAAATATTTTTTAATACATTTTTAATATGATCCAATCCAAGATATTCATTACCGGATCTTGTCAGAATTTTAATATCTTGATTTTCTTTAATTAAAATTGCTCTAGCACCATCTACTTTTAATTGGGCAATAGCTGGGAATCTGATATTTTTATCAATTTTCTTTTGGTCAAATGCAGACACAAGCATTACTTTTGGTTTTTTAATAATTCCCGGGAAAATCTTTTCTACTAAACCTTCATTTACACCTGCATTTAAATCGCGTGACAAAATACATTTCATAAGATCACTATAACCTGAAATTTTAGCTGAGCTCATAATATAAGAAACGTATTCAATTGCAGCATTTCCTGTATAAGTACGGTCAACTAATCTGTCAAGTAAAGAAATCAAATTAGAACATGGTAATCTTTCAGCGTCTAAGCCAAAAACGTCAGCCGTTTCTGGAATTTTTTTAATACCATAAGTATAAGTCACATTATCATAGGTATAAGCCAAAATTTTCTTAAGTAATTCTTGATCTTTAAATTCTTTTAATAATTTAATCTTTTCAGATGATTTAGTTGTAGAACGTAAATCTTTAAGTAATTTATTTACCATGAAATTCTTCCCATACTTCACGTACTAATTTAGCATCATATTGTCCTTTATGATAGCTAGACAAATATTTCATAAGTTCACCAAATGATTTATAATTATCACTAGAAAAAATTTCAGTGATATCTTCTTTTGATAATTTAACCGGCAAATATTTCTTAATAACTTCAAGTTCATCGTTTAGTTCTTGAACAAATACCTTGTTACTAGAAAATGAATCGATATTTTTTAGCAGATTCTTTTCATAACGTAAAATAATATCCATCATAGCAGATTCTTGCTTGTCTTCTGGTAATTTTTGAAGCTGAATAGAATCTGCTTCTGATAAAAGCATCGTTAGAACTTTAGTGTCAATTTCTTTTCGAAGTTTTCTTGCTTCTAATTGATCTGTTTTAATTTTTTGGTATAACATATTAATAACCTTTTAAATTTTCAATTGCCGTTTTAATTTGTTCTTTATTATAAGGAGTAAGATAGTAAGAACTATTAAACTCAAAAAACTCATCTAAAATCCTTTGATATTTTCTAA